AGAAGCCGGTTTAAATGTATTTAAAACATTAGATGAGAAAACTGGTGGATTATTATCTAAAATGACAGATGCATTCGATAAAATAATAATACAAAATATTAAAAAAATGTTTACTAGTTTTTGGGATTGGTTAACTAAGAAATTTGAACCATTTATAAATTTCTTAAAAAAGGATAAAAATACTCAGAAAAATTTCAATGCTAGTGGTGTATTAGGAACAGGAAGTCCTAGCGATATAATCGAACAATATAAAAAACAAGGTACTACACCTACTGTTGTTACTCCTACTTCATATAATATTAATAATCCTAACCTAGCTTCACAGTTAGCATTAGAATTGGTCAAACAAGTTGAGGCTAGAGGAAATTATGGAGCAGTAAATAGAAACGATAATGGTGCTGGAGTTTCATTAGGTTTATTACAGTGGAATGCTAAATATGATAGAGCTTATGATTATTTAAAATATCTACATGATACTAATCCAGAAATATTTGCCCAAACAATGGGTAGAGATTTTGCTAAGTATTTTAGGGATAATATTGATGTATATAAGAAGCTTTGGAAAGGTAGAGCATTTAGTGAAGAAGAAGCTAGAAGATTTAGAGAATTAATGCAACATAAGGAAATGCAAGCTGCTACCGATAAATATGCTATAAAAGATATACAAAAATACATATCTGATATTCAATATAAATACAAAGTAGAAGACCCAAGATCTCTAGCTTTATTAGCAAGTTTAGTAAACCAATATGGACATATTAAAAAACAGTGGTTGGCAGGCGGTACAGATTTTGAAAGTCTATCTAGGACTATTACAGAATGGGCTAGCCAAAATAACAAGTATGGTTATTTATCTAGAAGAACTGAAGAAATTAACTTTATTAAAGAAAATTATACTAAGTTTGTAAATGAATTAAATGTTGCAGCAGAAAAGGTCGAACAAGCCTCAAAAGAAGTAGCTACTGTTGCTCAAAATAATCAACAACAAATAATCGAAGTTAATAAACAAGTCGGAGAAAAAATTGAAGAAGTAGGTAAAAAATTAGATGGAATCCAAAAGACAATGGCAGATCAGAATAAAGCGGTTAATACGACTGATACCATAGTCAATAGTGGAGAATATTTGGCTCAGATACCAAAATATATTATGGAAATGATATTTGGTTTATCTGTAGGCGGAGAAGATCCAAAGATACATGGTTTAAGTGTCTTATAAATTTTAGGAGAGTGAATTAAATATGAGTGTCTTTACTGGGCGTAATTCAGGTGAAACAATTTATCAAAATATAGATATGGCAAGTCAAACCTCAGCTAATATAACGGTGCCTCCTGGTTGGAATGAAAAAGCTATAGGAGATACATTATTACAAAGACTAGATTTCTTTGAACTATATGGCTTAAATGAATATATACCAGGAGCTAATACAAGTGCTAGTTTCTTAGGTTTTTTACCCATAATAATAAGAAGTACTGAGTTTTACGGTAAAAATATAGTAGATAAAAGTAATGATAATAAAGATGTTAACATATATATAAAGGTACCATGGTCTCCTTCTGAAGTTTCAGATAGTGTATCTGTTAATTTCAGTAGAAGGTCTGGTGCAGCCACGACTTTAAGCGAATTCGTAACTAAGGCTGTTTCTAATTTTTCGGAATACTTAGCAAATTTATTACAAGCAGAATATCATCCAGAAAATTTGAATAAAAATTTAGATATAGAATTTATACTACCGCTTAATAGGAGAGTTAACCCTGATTTTATATTTAAAGTAAGGTCCTATTTAGGAGCATTACAAGGATTAGTGTATCCTAGAAATTTCGGCTTTCAATATCCTCCATTGTTAGCTGTCACATTTGGAGGTCTTTATAAAGGTTTTAAAGGATTTTTACGAGAAGTAAATATAAGGACAAGTGAAGAGATGATTGAAGTAAATGGGGAAATGTTCCCATTATTAATCCGTGGCTCATTAAGATTTACTAATGTTTTCTTATATACATGGAGTTATTCTGATAAAGTAAAAGGAATGCTTGGGGATTTTACTTTAAATAATTACCCATGGATATTGTTTGGTGAAGATAAAGGTGTAAATAGTATTTCGACGACATCTATGCTTGCTGGTAGTGATTATATAATTAATAATACAGCTAATAATGAAGCTTTAGATACTGCTTTATATAAAGTCTTTAAGAGAGGCGAAAGTTTTGAAGGCGTAGATCCAGTTACTGAAAAATGGTATAAAGTGTATACTAATATGAAAAATTTCGATACGACTGGAGATTTTACTAATTTAAACTATGATTATGATACCTCTTTTACTATGGGCACACATTTTTCAAGTATCATGGAAGAGATTAATAATGATAATTTTAAATTCTTAGGTGTAGATAGTGACAATGATAATGTTAAATTGGCTAATAGTATACAATCAATAATTGGCTCAGTACAAGATGTTTCACATTATTCTAATCTTTTGATAAATATAAGAGATAAAAATCTTTTTAATATTTTATCAATGGTATCTAAGATAGTAGGTTCTTCAGGTACTCCAATAGCTGATACTACTAGGTCCATAATTAATATATATTGGCCGATATTATCAATGCTAACAGATGTCGATACCGGTTTAAACTTATATAATGCCACTGATTTCTATTATAACCTATCGAAACTTACAGGAGAACTTGATAAAATTATATCTAATAATAACAATGCTTCAAAGGATATTTTCGACGAAGCTAAATATATCAATGCTTTATATACCGAAAGAGTAGCTAATATATCTAGTAAATTTAATAGTTATTTAAATAGTGATGAATACATAAACAATACAGACATGGCACCTTTAAATACACTACATGCTTCTAATATGCTTCTACTTCAGACTGAGATATTAAAGAATGCAGATGTTCTTAAAGATTTAAATAAAAAGATGTATGAAAGTGCTTATATCAGTGGATTATACAGCGATGCTGAATTATTACAATTTAAAAAGGCTTATGAATTAAGCAATAAAATAGATACTATCCAAGTTAAGACTATTAATGAAGTATTAAGTACTAATCTTAATACAATTAAAGGAGAATTGGCATGATAGCAAAAGATTATGACCAAACATTATATTATGAAGAAGTAGAATATGGTGAAAAAGTTTATCCATCAAATAAAGATAGCAAACATCACATGGCTACTAATTCGGAAATATATTACTTCAAAGATATAGGTAAGGTACCTTTATTCTTAAAAAATTTTGCTGGTAAAATACCTTCTTATGTTGAAGGTGAAATTTCACATGTAGTAAAAGAAACTGAAGTTAATAGACCAGATCTGATAGCTTGGAAATACTATAAAAATCCTGAGTTATTTTGGGTAGTATTAGCAGTTAATAATATTATAAATCCATTTAAAATTGAAGAAGGTACTAGGTTAAGAATACTACCAAAATCTTATGTTGAATACAATTTATTAAGATATTACAAATAATATGGAAGAGTTGATTTAAGATGGTTATACGCAAATATGCTAATTATGTAGATTATTTTGTAACAAGAGCTAGACTTTCATGGTTTGACTATAACCCTGTTTTGGTTAAAAGTTTTTCTTATAATCTAGCACAATATACATCTTCAGTATACGCTAGCATTGCTATATTAATAGAAGACGATAAGGTCAATGATTTTAAAAATATTGAAACATTGTCAATAAAAGATAGAAGGATAGAAGTTTGGTTTGAAGATGAATTAAGAAGTGATAAGTTTAATCAGAAATTCTTTTCAGGTCCATTTAAATTTTGTGTAGTTAATTATGAGATTAAAGATAGTGGTTTCAGTGAAGTAGATTTCGAATATGCAGGATTTACTTCAGGTAAAATTATATTATTACATTGCTTAGACCCTGTATTTTATTCAATGACATTAAATGAAAAAGTCAGGTCTTTTGGACAAGTTACAGCTTCAAATGTCGTAGAAAAAATTGTATCTGAAAACGGTGGTACCTCTAAGATAGTAGTGCCAACTGATGTAAGTTATAATTGGTTGCAAACACAAATGACCGATTATGATATGATACGTTCTCTTCTTCCTTATTCTCGCTCATTAGATGGTAAAGTTATGTATAATTTCTTTATGTTTAATGAAGAAGCTTATTTTGCTCCAATAACTGCGGGAGCAATTGCTCCATTTAGATTAACATTAGATATGATTATTAATTCACAACAGATTGTATATAATACAAATTTTAAGTTTTTAATTGAGAAATACGGTGGTAAAGATACATTAAATGTATTCAATAGAGGATTTAGAGATTTTAAGAAGTATAATCCCAAAAGCTTTGTTAGACAAAGTTATATTGAAAAAGCAGGTAGCAGAAAGCAGCATAGAGGAGTGTCTACTAAATATATTAATACAAGTATAGACGACCCAGTATTACAAGAAATATACGCTACTAACTTAAGACACAGAGTATACACTTTTAGTAAGATAGTGCAAGTTAATACTGATTTAATTCCTGATATTACGCCATTAAGTTGTATTGAAGTAATAAGCCAAGATGAAGATGGCAAATTAAAAGAGTTAGATGGATTATATTATGTGGCTTCAGTTACTTACAATTTTGGAATGACAAATAATTATCCAACACAACCATTCGTCAACTTGATATTATGTACAGATAATGAGATAGAAGGAATTGAAAGCGTTGAAGGAGGTCCAATTGGATAATGGCTTCTAAATTTACAGGAGTATATGTAGGTATAGTTGTAGATAATAAAGATCCATTAAAATTGGGAAGGTTGAAGGTTAAAGTCCCATCTGTATATGGAAATATTAGAACTGAAGACCTTCCATGGTGTGAGCCATGTTTTCCTTACGGCCACAATGATAAAGGAATGTTCTTTGTACCGGAAATTGATTCATTAGTATTGATAATGTTTATAAATGGTAGTATATACAAACCTATATGGATAGGTACAATTTTTAGAGAAGAATCAAATATAGTTCCTTATGAAGCCCAATATGATGAATATCCTGAAAGAAAGATAGTTAAGACGAAGACAGGATATGTTATGTTTGATGACAATTCTAATTATATTGAGATAAAACATCGTAATGGTTCTTCTATAGAAATGAAAGACAATGGTGATATTATAATCCATGCTGCCAATAATATTATAATGATGTCTGATAATATTATTGAATTAAACCCAACTAGTAAAACTAATGTTATTCCTTTAGAAGAACATAGCACCAAATAATGTAAAGGAGAGTTAATATGCCTGCTGCGACAAGAATTTCTGATAAGACTACAGGTATTTGCAATTTAGGTTTACCATGTTGTCCTCATGGTAGGTCAGGAACTAATGCGACCGGTAGTCCAAATACTTATATAAATAACTTAAAAGCCCATCGTGTAACAGATACAGGACCGACAAATTGTCCACATGGCGGTACGTATAAATCTGTACAAGGCAGCCCTAATGTATTAGTTAATGGATTAGCTTTAACCAGAATAGGTGATATTACTGTCTGCATAAATTGTGGTCAAAAAGGTAATCATGTTAATGGTAGTAATAATGTTTTCGTCAACTAAATCCGTTTCTGAAAAAATAATTTAATTATAGGTGATGATAGATGTCTTATACATACGAATATACATATCCAAAAGATAAAGAAGCAGCTGGTTTCAGTGGACCGATACCAATAAAAGTAGGTAATGATATATTTTTGCCAGGTATTATGGAAACTGATGATTATAGAAATTTAATACGCGCTTCTATTCAAAGAATAATAGGTACCAATAAAGGTGAAAGAGTAATGCAGCCTGAGTTTGGTATTAATTTAAGGAAAATGTTGTTTGAGCCTTTAGATGGTATGCTTTTAGAAGAAATTAAAGAAGAAATAATATATGCTGTTAATAAACAAGAACCAAGGATAGAAGTTAATTACGTAGAAATTGATCCAGACATAGATAACCATACTATAAAAGTTGCCATATCTTTTAGGTATAAAAGATATGATTTAGAAGATACTCTTAATTTTCAAATTACAGGTTAAAAGGTAGGAGATTTAAACTATGAGTGAAAACAAAATCAATTTAAACGAGATAGAAAAATTGCCAATAGATTTTGAAGAAATAGTAGAATTATTAAAGAAGAGAGTTAAAGAAAGATTACCAAATCGATGGACTGACTTTTTAGCTAGCAACTTTGGAGTTGAGTTGCTAGAAGCATTTGCTTACGAAGCTGCACTGATGAATTATTATTTAAATATGAACGTTAATGAATGCTTCTTACCTACAGCTAAGACTAAGACAAGTGTATATGCTTTAGCTAGGACGATAGGTTATAAGCCAAGTCCTCCTTCTCAAGCAACAGTCACTGTTAAATTTATGATAGAAGAAGCACATAATTATCCTATTTACATCCCAAAATATACAAAGCTACTTAGCGTAGATGGTATACCATTCTATACCAATGAAAACAAAACAATATATCCAGGTGAATTATACGTAGAAGTAGAAGCAAAATCTGGTACCATTATCACAGAATCTATTATATCAAATGGTATACCTAGGTATAGGTATAAATTACAAAAATCTCCGGTTAATAAGATAGAAACAGTCTTGGTAAATGATGAAGAATATACTCAAGTTGATTTTATAGATACTAGAGGAAGTGTTAAACAATTTACT